CCCCATACTGTGCAATCAAGTCAGCCTTGATGATTTTCGGGGTAACAATTGCCGAGCCCGGCGCAAAGCGAGTGCCATCAGCCGCCAGTTTTACCCGTGCGTACTTGGAGGTCACCAGCGAGCGCTGCGCTCGCAGTACGTACATCAACAAGAACAGGGTTTCGACCTGCAAATAGCTGTCATCGGCAGCCCCGGCGCCGTTTTTCTGATAGGTCGTGATCAGGTTTTCAATCGCCACGGTGCCATCGTTGGCCACCGTGAAGGTGGAAATACCATCCCACAGCAAGGTGTTGCGCTCGCTCAAGCCGAAACGCGACGACGGTGGCGGTGCCAATACTGTGCTCAGGGTAAGCGTTTGCAATGGTCGGCCTGGATCAGCACGCAACGCCACCGCAGCGGTGCCCGCTAGGTCTGCCGCCCACACCCAAGGCGGCGAGGGCGAGTCATGAATCCCCATGATCGACTCATGTTGATGATTGCGTGCGTTGCCGGCAGTAGCCAGCGTTGCAAGCGTGCCGCACTGGGCAGCGAAGACATGGCCGTAAATCTGACTGGCATAACTCCAGCGTCCGGTTTTGTCGTTGAGCAGGTTTTTCAGGGCGTTCAGGGATGTGGTGTCGGTGTAGGGGCTGACAATGAAGTCGAAGGCCTCGTCACCTAGACCTGCCAATATAGTGTCCAGCACCGGATTGGTCGCGCCTCCAGCCATAGCGGTGATGGTCAATGTCAAGCCGGCCGGCGTAACCTCACCACCTGAGGTACCTAAGTAGTTCAACCGCAAGTCAATATCGTTGCCGGCAGCCCCCTTGTTCTTGGCGGTAAATTTGACGGTTGCATCACTTGCCTGTGCGGTCACCGGTAAATTGGCTGAGCTATTGACTAGGGTCGCTAGGCCTTTGGCAATGGCTTTTGCCTCCTCGGAGGTAGTGACGGCTAGGCTGATGCGCTGGCCGCCGATGTAGAGCGAGATGATCGCCTCCCCGCTGGGCGTACCTGCAACCAATAAAGAACCACTGGAAGCCACAGAACCTTGGGCGTCAGCCAGCGGCAACAACCACACCTCACCGAAGCTATCCGACGCCTTGTAGGCAGCAGTCATCAGCGCCAGCATCGAACCAAGCCCTCCTTTGGCCTGGGCATCGCTCACCCCACGGCAAAGCACGGGCACGTTGACCGCCCCGTTACCCGCGGCGGTAGTTTGCCCGATGATCAAGGCGCGCTGAGTTTGGGCGCCGCTGTTGGCCTGGGAATTGTCGACCTCGGCGTAGAACAGCGGAACCCGCACATTCGATGGCATATTGCTAAATGGGACGGGCATTAGCTGTCGCTCCCCGTGGAGATATCGGGCTTGGTACCCTTGGTCGGCGCCGGTTTTTCTTCTTCCTTCGGCCGGATGAGCGTCACGTCATGACAACTGAGCCGGCGGAGCCAGTAGTGGTCGTTGTCCGCCACTTCTCGACCTTCTTGCGGCAGAGCGTCACGTTTGATTGGGTCGCGTACCAGCAACCCCGGAGAGGGATAAATGCGCATGTTTACTCCTGGGAAAATTCATACAAAAAGTTGCCTTCTGACCGCCCATCCGGGCCAGCAGCGCGCGGCGCCGGTGTGACGGATTCGGGAAACATGGGCTCGGGATAGGTGCCGGTGGTGTCAACAACATTGAGCAGATCGTTGGTGACGCTCAGTTGATGCAGGGGCTCGGTCGGGATCGGATAGAACTCTTCAGGGCCTTGGTAAAACTCCATGCCGATATCCATGACAAGCTCAGCCAGCTCTAAAGCGCCCTCCCCGTCCTCCTGAATCTGTGAGCGAATAAAGGGGAACTGCTGCAAACGCTCCATCAGCGGTGGGTAGTTGATCAGCGCCCTTTTGATCTGCTGCTGAAATAATTCCAGCTCATCAATCGATTTAGCCGCCGCAGCATTGCCAGGAAGCGCCTTCAACTGAATCCTGACACTGACCCGGATAATGGCGGTGACTGTGAACTGGGGGGCGCCATTGCGGCCTAAAGACTCCATGTCTTCAGCCGGCGAGTGCAGGTACAAAAGCGGATAGTCACCTTTGGCAATAGGCCAAGACCGCGCTGAAAACACATTATCTCCAGCAGCCGTTGCCCCCTTTAAAGCTTGCATGGTCAATCGACGAAGATCTGCTGTAGTCGTCATCACATTTCGCTCAACATCAGTTTTGCCCAGCCATGGCTATCAGGCCGTACATCGCTGACCAAATAGCGCTTGTCAATGCTGGGGATGTAGACCTCATCATCCTGAGCGGGCTCTTCAAGAAAGGTCGACAGACGAACACCTAGCACAGGCTGAGCACTGTTGGAGCCCACCAGAGGATCGATCATCTCGACCCCGCGATACGCCGAATCAAACACACCATCAATGGGGTAACCGGCACGTCCTGCAGGGAAAAACATCACTCGCCCCTCTGGCCGCTGCCCTTCTCCAAAAATGATTTCAAGGGGCTCCAGTACTAAGCTATCCCAGTCGAGCATCAGGCCATCCTCACGGTTGGCCCTGACGCAACAGAGATATGCGGCCCTGTTTGCGGTTTCTCGATCACGTCACCATCGGTCAAAAAACCGAGAGTGGTCAGCGACTCGACCTCATTCTTGGGTACTTTGACGGTGTCGCCAGGCCCAACCCTCTTCCCGTTAACGCCGACCACGGTTCGGCCATGGGCCACGACAGCCTCCACTACAGAGGCCCCCGCTGCGCAAGCACCGGCCATCAGCCTTTGCTCGGTGGCGTGCAGACCTTCGCAGCGAGGCAAGCATTGACCCGACTTGGAATCACCAGCGGCGAGCTCTGCATCAACAGAATGCGTTGGGCCGGGTCATTCTCGACCCAGGTCTTGGGCGCGTAAGGCATGGCCTGGTAATTGAAGTTCGGGTCAAGGATTGAGCCGAACGCGCGGGTGCCAAGCAGTTGCTGGCCGGACATCAGCATGTAGCCGTCTGGCAGCATCGGCTGCTCGACGCCTTTGTCGTCGATAAACCACTCGTTGTACAGCCAGAGGTCGTACTGGCCCCAGCGCCCTTTATAGACCGCGCCCGGCGCAATCTGCGGACCGATGTTGATGCTGCCCGCCTCAGACTGTTTCGGGAAAAAGATGGCACCAAACACCTTTTCGTCATTGGAAAAGGCCAGCCAGGCCGAGGTGGTGAACACCAGATCCGTTGCCTGCGCGCCGGAGAGCTGGAGCATTACTGTTTGCCACTCCTCCAGGTTGTTCGCCGGGACGGTGTCGCGGCCAGCAGCGTTGAAATTGGCCTTAACCCCCCACTGTTTATTGCCGGAAAGGGCAATACTGAGTTGCGGGTCGCGACCAAAATCGACCACCTCGGTTTCAAAACCTTCACCCGACACAACCACCTTGCCGGTAAGCATGGCCGATGCAGCCATCCACTCAAGCCGACGATCCAGCATATCGATTTGGTCGTTCATCTCGAACGCCACGTTGGCCATTTCACGCTCGCCGGCGGTCATGTTGCCGCCGCCGATGCGTTCACCGATTTGACGCATGATCGGTTTGCGCAAATCAGGGGCGCGCTTGTCCTTGATGTAGGCCGGCTTGTAGGTATTGGTTTGGTAGCGGCGCTGCTCAACCAGCTTGCCCTGTACCAGCGGACTGATGAAGGGCGCCATACGACGCAGGCCAACATCGATGTCGATGGCGACGAATTCTGTCTCGGAGCTCTGAATGTTCGGGAAGAACTTGTCGAGCAGGAACTTCTGCGGACGCTTGAGCGTCGGCACGACCTGAATCAGGTCAGTGGTGCTAAAAGGAAACGAACTGGCGGCGGTCATGGGCCTCTCCAAAGCAAATGCTGAATCCGACCCACAAAAAAACCCGCATCGACGGGCCTTTGTGGGTAGCGGGGGAATGGGCCGGATTACGGCGCCGAGTTATTTGACGGGGACGCCGCCGAGAGTGAGGTTTTGGCGAATAGGCTGTACGGCCGCATAGCCGAAACCAGTGCTGGAAGTGACCAGCTAGGGCTGTAAATCAGCCGAGCGGAGTTGAATTCGCCCGCCACGTAGGCGCCTGCTGTAACTGGACCATTTGTCGCATCGGTATCGTCGACCAAAATCGCGACCGGTACCTGGCTACCATCAGACGCCGTTCGAACACATTCAACATAGGTGCCAACCGCATCAAACACGTTGACCGTAAAGCCATCACCGACCGCAAAGGCGGTGGCACCGGCGGTGACCTTCAGGCTGATCTGTGCGTGGGTGAAGGCCTTGCCGACCGTCACGTCGCCAAGCGCTGTGCCCTGGGGGTTGGTGATCGTAAAAACAGTGGCGGACGTAGCCGTCAGCACATAACCGCCAGTTACGACGGCAGAACCTGCAGCCACCGATGCTGCCGTGCCATTGCCAGTGTTGCCCGACTTGGCGATAACCTGAACCGGATTGACGGTTTGTTGCCCCAGAACGGTGCCACGCTTAAGCGCACCAGCAGCCAACAAAATAGGTTGAGTGACCAGATTGCGAGCATCGGCTATCAGCTGATCAGGGATATACACCTGTGCCTGAACGCCTGGCCGTTGTGGGTTGTCTCGAATTTCAGTTGGAATCTGCGACATGTTTTCGATTTCCGTTAAGCGTTGAGGTTACAGGGGCTTGGCACGGGCAGCGGCCGCAATGATTTTTTGAGCAATCGGCGACATGCTGGAATGCTCGCCATCAACATCACCTCCAGCGCCGACATTGGGCACGTTCGCGGCAGCCATACGGTCTTTCAAATTGCCACCGCGGCCACTGACCGAGCCAGCAGCATTGAGCGCGTTGATGGCGGCAGTAGCCGTCATGTTGGTGTCAAACGCGAATACCCCGGCCTGTTCGGCATTACCGGACTTCAAGCCGTGGGCCATGATCTGAGCGCAACGGGCGCGCTCCTTGGCAACTGCAGCCTTGCTGGATTTTGGATCATCTTGATCGCCCTCATCCTCGGCGTCCGTTTTATCATCGTCACCCTCCGCACGTTTGGCTTTGCGGCCTTTGGGGTCGTCCTTGTCGTCAGGATCATCACCTTCGCCCTTGGCCTTTCGCGCCTTTTTGTCGCCTTCGTCGTCCTCGAGGTCATCTTCCTCAGCACGCTTTGCCTTACGACCTTTCGGATCATCCTTATTATCGTCGTCGCCATCGTCTTCGGCGCGGCGCGCTTTATCTTTCTCGTCATCGTCCTCTTCGGCGCGCTTGGCAAAACCCAACAGGTGCGCAAAAGTCGCAGCAGCAGCCATTCTGCTTCTGGTCATGGTTATTAATCCTCTAAATGGTGGGAACTAGGCCAGCTGTGAAAGCAGTGCCCGGAAAGCGGCGTCGGGTGCCGCAACAACATCGGCCAGGCCGGCATCAACCCCGGCAGAACCGAGATAGGTGCCAGCCTGGGTTGCGCGGACCTTGCTGGCCGCGATGTTTCGGTTACGAGCCACGGTCTCTACGAACAGCTCGCCCATGGCGTCGATATCGCCCTGAAACCGCGCCAGGGCATCAGCCGACAGCGGGATTTCTGAGTGACCATCGGCCTTGCGGTCGCCGTAAGTGATGAACGTCACCTGAATACCGGCGGATGTCAGCGC